TCGTGACTTGGGATACTTCATTGATGCTATCTCAGTTGACATGTATCACGAAGGTAACAAGCATACCAGAGAATACACAGAACAATACTTCACCAACGCAACTACACCATTACCAAATGGTCTGCAGGGTGAAGAGTCAGAAAGTATAACTGCATACAACACTGCCCTCAACGAAATGAAGAAGGCAATCACTAACCAGTTGTACTATAAAGATTTAACAGTAACAGAAGGTGGATCCACATTTGCTGGTTCACAAACTGATGTAGGAACTCCTACTGACGTCACATATGATGCATCTACTGGAACTCTAGTAACAACTATTACAGGTCACGGTCTTGCCAACGGAGATAAGATTAAGTTCTTAGAAAATTCATTAGTGTTATCATGCACAATGGATGGCAATACTTCTAATAAGTCATATCCAAGATCAACTGACCCATCATTCAATACATGGTTAACTGTTGCAAATAAAACTGATGACACATTTGAAGTTAACGTAGGCACATCACCTTTAGTAACATACACACCAACTACAGGAACAACATATGATCCTAATACAGGATTGATGGTTTTAGAAATCGGTAATCATAGTTTGACTGCTGGTACAAGTATTAAGTTAGCACCTAACTCATTGACATTTAGTTGTGGATATAACGGTGCTACAGGTGCTGCTGCAGAGAAATCATATCCTAGATCCAATGGTAATGACCCATTCTATGATACTGCAATTAACATTCAGTCAGTAACTCAAACTACAATTACACTTCAAGTATTACAGAACGTACCATCTACAAACACTGATCCACATACATTTGTATCAGCAACATCTGGAGCTGTTATATCTGGTGGTAACTATGTTCATACATTTGTATCTGCTACAACTAATGCAGTTAGAAAACAGAACTCAGCAATCACAAGTAGAACAAGTTCAAGTGCATGTTCAGATGTACAGTCTGCAATTGATTCACTTGGAACTATAGTTACTGACGCTATCGCAAATGGTAACATCACAGGTGGTATCTGGAACCAACCAGTTAATGCTGGAACATTGATACCTGGCGAAGCTAAGTGTCGCAGAGACTTGGGTATTGTTGTTGATGCTGTAGCACAAGACCTCTGGTTTGGTGGTAACGAGTTTAGTATTTCTGTTACAAAAGAATACTTCAAGGGTAACCAGCTTATTTCTAATGGTGTGGACAATGAACAAGCACCAGCAATCACAGCATTCAAACGTGCAGAAGATTTAATGCAACGTGCATTGAACAACCAATACTATGATCGTGATCTAAACATTACACTTGACACTATTGGTGATCCTCCTATTGTTGGAGACATTGAATGTGATGCACATGATATGGTTATATCTAACCAGTTATTCATTGCTAAAGAAGCATATGAAAGAATGAAGGCAGCATATCCATCATACACACCATCTGCAGGAAATACAGAACAAGATTGTTTAGATGATATCTATGACGTATTGCGTGAGGTAATGTGGGATGTTAAGTTTGGTGGAAACTATAAGACATACTCTGTTGCTAAGGGTTATATCACTAATGACTTTAATGGTAAGACATATCCACAGATCATTCAAGATGTAGAGAGAGACGAAGTTGCAAAAGTATTCCAAGAAGTTAAGAATGTTGCAATGCAAGTTATCAAGAATGAAGCAGTAACTGTTTCATCTGGTAACAACTTAACACAGATCATTGACAATACAATTGTAGATGACTGGGATGAAGAAGAACTACTACCTAAGTGTGGTTCAGCTGTTGCTGCTGTTGACACATTGATGGGTATCATCATACAGGCAATAGGTAATGACAGTGGTGTTGGTAACCTTGATGGTATTCAAAGAACAACACAAGACGGTCCTGATCCAGCATGGAACACAGCACTCAATATTATATCAACAACTCAAACTTCTATTACAGTTAATGTCGGACAGACATCATCACAAGATCAAGACGCACATACATTTGTTGCTGCTGTTGGTGGTGCAGTCATATCTGGTGGTAACTACGATCATACATTTGTGAGTGCTAATGCTAATGCAGTCAGTGTAGTAAATGGTAGTGATAAGACTCCAGTCAATGCAACATACAATGCTGTAACTGGTGACATGGTATTGTATTTTGGATCAGCACATGGCGTAACCACAAGTGATTTAATATCAATTGCTGCTAATTCACTATCGTTTACTTGTGGAATGGATAGCAATGCAAGCACCAAGACATATCCTCGTACTTCTGATCCTATATCTGGTCAGAATGTAAACCCAACTGCTGTTACAACTTATAGTATTACAGTCAATGTTGGTCAGTCACCATTAGTTAACTGGAATGTATCTAATGCAGTATATGATTATGCAACAGGAACTCTTGCATTAACTATCGGTAACCACAGTTTACCAACAGGTACATCAATCAGACTTAAGGAAGAGTCACTCATCTTTACATGTACTAAAGATCAGAACAAGACAACTCATGCATATCCTAGATCTGCTGGTAAGTACAGACCATCTGCATATCAGGATGGTAATTGCTCTGATGTTTGTGCAACAGTCAATGCTTTAATTGATATTCTTTGCAATACCATTAATGATGGTAATTTGAATAGTCTACCTCCACTAAGCAATGGTGAGTGGGATTGTGCTAATGTTCGTTCATCTATTGAAACTCTATTTGATATTCTAAATGATGCAATCAATGGAAAGACTCTTGCTGGTCTACCTCCACTCAATACAGGTGACTTTACAATCAATAACGAAGCATCCAAGTGTTTCCGTGATGTCACATACATCGTTGATGCTATTGTTAATGACCTTAGAGTTGGTGGTAACATCAACAGTATACAGGCTGGTGAAGCATACTACGTTGGTAACAGTCTAGAATATATTGACGGGGAGAAGACAGAGACACTAGACGCATGGAACTATGTTGGTGAGATGGCAACTGCTGCCATGAGAAACTTTGATGTTCTTGCATATAATTGTTCAACAACTAGTGGTTCTGCTATCGTTGATGTCAATGATACCCGTGGTATTATTATTGGTATGAGTGTCAAGGAATATGACGACACTGATCCAGTAAATCCTGCATATGTCAATGGACTGTTACAGGATAGTTCTACACAGTTAGTTACTAACATACCATCAGGAACATATGTTAAGAGAATTGTAAGTAACACACAAATTGAACTTGGTGTTAATGGTTCTAGATTGAATGAAGGTAACACAGTCAACGCCTTACAAACAAGTACAACAACAGAACTATACTTTGTGTATGAGAGAGGTATTTGGGCTGACACATTACCTACAACTGTAACTGTAGGACCTGAGTCAAGTAATCCTGATGTTATTCAAGACACAACTACATCAGCATCAAGTAGAGAGTGTGCAGGAACAGCAAATGCTATTGAAACATTAGTTGGTAACATTACTACTATTATTAATAGTGGTCTTGGCACAGTTACTAGACAAGAACAGACAGTCAACACTGCACTTCTTGCATCCAGAGCAACAGTGTTTACGATTGACGTTACTGGTGCAGGTCCTTCAAACCCACATGACTTTGAAACTGGTACACCAGTCAGACTTGTACCACGCCCTCGCTTTGATCAGACAACAGGTAGATATGTTGATGTTGACAAGCGTCTTGTTAGATTACCTAACGGATTTGAAACTAACAGAACATACTATGTAATTACACCTGGCAGAAGAACCGAACCAGAAAACTATGGTTCAACAACATTCTTTGATGGTAACGATCAAACAAGATTAATGCTTGCAACATCTAAAGAAAATGCTGCTGCTGGTATTTACATCTACGCATCTGAAACTGATGCAATTGATAAGGATGTTGAGATTGATCTTTATCAATTTGTAATTGATGATTCATATGATCTACACAACTACAAAGCATCACTAACAAATACAGTTAATGCTGGTATTATGACTGATGTGGCACACATCTTTGATATACCATCTAACTCAACCACAGCTCAGAAAGCATTTATCAGAGCAATTGAAGGTGGTGTGTTACCTCTAGTATCAACAGCATATGCTAATGATCCACAGGTTGCAGTCACAAATAGTAATGATGCAAACTTTGGTAGAATTAATCCTAAAGTTGAATTCTTTACTCGTTACCAGAACAATAAGGTAGTCACATTACATAAGACAAAGGCAGATGCAATCAACAATGTAAACCCAATTACATTTGGTGCAGGACAGACTGGCGTTGTATTCAATCTATTTGGTAACAAACGTCGTTCACCAATGCAGTATGATCCTGGTTTTGCTAGTGCTGCATCACCAGAGGGTAAGTGGTTTATTAATTGTAAGGATGAAGTAACTGGTGCACAAACCACTCCTACAGATAATATATTCTGGAGACTTAATCAGAGTGATTACTCTGATAGACAGAGATCTACTGATATGTGGTATCAACGTCTTACAGATGATCGTGATAAGGATGAAAGAACATACAAACTTCGTCTTGTTATTCCTAAGTATCTTGAGAATGCAAGAGATCCAATCAATGGATTTGTAATGAAAACAAGAACTGACGATACTCGTAAGTTAGTTCCTCAGAAGATTTTACTCAAACCAGTTGTTGGTACAGTATATGGTGCTCGTTTTGAGAACCCAGTCAATGCTTGTGAATATCTTGGTGATACAACTGGAACATATGATCCATACAAGAGAGATACAACAGGTGCAGGAATTGAATACCGTGCTATGGCAAAGTTTGTATCTGGTGTTCAAGCAACAATTCAATCTGGACGTAAAGTTAAGGACATATTAGATGATAGTATAGAATATACAGAATTAACAGTCTTTGACCATGGAATTGACACTGTTAATTTTCCTGGCTTGAGAAATGAGATATTTACTACAGTCAAGATTACTTCACCACAAGGTGGTATCTTTGTAACTAGCAAGGTAGACAACACTGCAAATGCAACAAATTCAGTTTCATTTGCTGGTAATTCATCAGGTCTTGCAAATATTCATGCTTATTACACAGTAGATGGTGATCATTATATTATAATCAAAAATATTAGATCTGGTACACTAGAGTATAGTGAGTTTGCAAACACTAGATTCACTCAAGGCACTGTCTTTGCTGACATGCTAGAGGATCAGGATATGGGCAAATCGCTACCTCTAAAAACACAAATTGCAAAAAATAATCCCCAGTTTTTCTACAAGCAAAACGGTGCGAATGTTTACACAGTCACACCTGGCGATAGAATACAAGATAGTGCTGGTGTTGAATACTATGTTGATAGTGTTGAGGATGTTGGAGTTATTGAAGATACATTCTACGTCTTCGGATATGAAACATTACAGAAACGTATCTCAGGTCAGCAAGATGGTATCTACTATCTAACTGCATTGCGTGGTAATATTTCTCCATTCCCAACTGGTGCTGGTGTAACTAATAACTTCAAGAAGTTTAAGTTCTCACAACCAGTTAGCAAACTATATCCTCTAAACTATAGAAACGATCCCCTTTGGTTTACTAAGTCTGGTACATCACAACTAGAGAAAGATTACTATGCTGGATTGATAGATCCACCATCAACATTCTCTGCTGCTGATAACTATACACATGGTCTTGTATATGTTAACGACTTCAAGGGATCAACAACTAGAGAGATGGTTGATGATCTTACAGAGCAACCAGCATTCTTGACAAATACTTATGATATTAAAGCACAGACAGGTAATGCTACATCTGGATCAGAGGATCGTTTAATTCCTATTGGTGGTAGTGGTGAAGTATCAATATCAGATACGAGATATTATATTGAATTAAGACGACCATCTATTGCAAGAGCAGGAAACCACACATTTGAATATCTCGGTTATGGTCCTGGTAACTACAGTACAGGTCTACCAATCAGACAAGAAATCGTTCTAACACCCGACGAAGATTTCTATGCACAGTCTAAGAAACAGGATGCTGGTATTGTATTCTATACTGGTATCAACTCACAAGGTGACTTGTATATTGGTAATAGAAGAATTAATGCTATTACTGGTGAGGAGACATTTATAGATGCTGCTGTACTAGCAGACGATGGTGACGAAGATGATACAATAGGAGGATTAGTTACTACATTTGACACTCCTGTAACATTCAACCAGAATATTACAGTTGTTGGTGGTGACGGACAGTTAGTAAGTAACTTTGAGTCTCCTGTAGTTATATCTGTACAAGATGGTGATTTCATACAACAGAAGGATGCTTTAATCATACGTTCAAATGTAGATAGCACAGAAAATGATCTTGGTCAAATTGAGCAAGATGAAGGATTAGATAGAACTTCATTCTCACCTCCTACTGCTGGTGATATCACTCTCAGCAAGAACACAATCAAATCTGCTGTATTCCAATTCAATGCTAGAGGAAATGGTCAGAGATATCTATTCCAGACACATACCATAGGTGGTATTGCTTCTAACATTACACCAAATCAATCTCAATTGATTGCAAGTGGTGGATCAAGAATTAATACTAATCAATTTACAACTTATGCTGGTGTATTACCATTACCAGGTGATGTATTACTTAAGGGATCTGAGATAGGTAAGAGTGGTTCTATTGGTTGGATATTATCTAACTACTTCTCACAAATTCCTAACATTCAAATTGACAATATCATATTTGATGGAACTAATGTTGTCAAACTAGAGTTTAGAGATTTTAACACTGGTGTTGCAATAACAAACCAAGAGATTGGAATTTCAAGTGGATCACAAATTAGAATTAAGAACTTCTACTTTGATCCTAGGTTAAATCTAACATGGCAAGTATTCAGTAAGCCTGGTGATGCATTCCAGACATCAAATAACTACGTTCATTTCCAAGTTATTGATCAGATCCCACAGTCAACTAGTCCATGGGAGACAATCATTGCAGGAACTGCACAAGGTGCTGTTGCTCCTACTATTGAGTTCTCTAACTCTAATTTCAAGGAAATTGGTGTAATTGGTGGTGAATCATTAAGAACAGAGACAGAAACTATTGGTGATTATAAGTTAGGTGTTAACACAGTTGCAAGATCACCACACAGTTCATATACAAATTCATTTGTAAGTTTAGAAACTGAACCTCGTGCAAACTTAGATGTTGTTGGTACAGCATTTATCAGTGGTAGGACAACTGCAGATTATTTACAGCATACAAACTTTGCTGATCGTGATAAGACTGATGTTGATAACGCATTCTTAGTTGGTGGTGATAGTGCATTCCCTAATGATCAAAGTGTCTTTAGAGTTGCAACTACAAATAGTGGTCGTGTTGGTATCAATATAAACAATACTCTATTAGATAGAGCACTCGTTGTTAATGGTTTATCTAGATTTACTGATGATGCTAGATTTGAGCATGACATTGAAGTCAATGGTGATAACGGTGTAATTGCTGAGATCAGAACATCACAGACAACAGGAACATTTAACTTAATAGATGATGCTACATTTGTTGGCACATTAAACTTAGGTAGTGAAGTTACAACTGCATACTTATTCAATGACAGCACAGCAGATCAGTTTATACATCTTGGTCGTTCATCTGAGCATAGTAATATATGGTTAGGTGTAACACCTGATAGCACTGGTGCAAATATTTCTAAGGTAGAAATTGGTGGTGCATTTGCTAACACTAATGAAGACTTATCATACACCAAGATCAAGACTAGAAACTTGAGAATTGATGGTGATGCATGGTTAGGATTCCGTAAGGGACTTGGTGAAACCACATCACTTAAATCACAAGCATCACAGGTTGATTTCTTCTCTAACACTGGTGGTCCTTCAATCATCAATTTTGCAACTAATGCATCTGAAATTAACATTGCTGGACAGGGTGGACAAACTACCATTAACAACCAGTTAGAAGTTATTGCATCTGCTAAGTTCAATGGTGATATCCATATGTGTGGTGGTGTTGCATCATTTGCATTTACTGGTGGAAGAGCACAGTTAGGAACAGATATAACCGCACATGAAGATGGTATTATATCTACTGCATTGTTCAATAAGAATATTGATATCTTAAATGTTCTTGTCAAAGGAACAAATGAAGAAGGATACAACCAAATTGATACTGCTGGTGCAGGACAATGGGGTGGAACATCGTATCAAAATACAGTCAATACTGGTGGATCAGTTGAACCCATCATTCTACCAGCAATATCTGGAGATGAATACTATCTACCACTTAAATTTGAACCAGTCAAAGCAAATGGTGATCCATATTTTGGAACCAGTGATTACATCATAGTTGATAGTGCAGTTGTTGGTACAGGTTCATCAGCAACAGGACATCCTGAGATTCTACAGATTACAGAACTCACAAGGATTAACGAAGCACCATACTACATTAAAGTCAAGCGTCAACCATTTGGTGCATTTGGTGGTGTATTAAGCAATCATGTTGATACTACACCAATATACAAAGTTAATGTACAGTTTGATGCTACATGGACAGAGCAAGCACTTGATAATGATACCAGTGCAACTGATTCAGTATATCTCTCAGAGTTTGGTGGTAGTCTAACAAACAATGATTATGTTATTATTGATAGAAACGACTCACCAAAAGTTCCAGAATATATTAAAGTCATCAGTCCTCTAGAGCAACAAGTACAGAAGTTTAGAATTTCTAATTGTGCTGATCCAGATGAGGATGTATTCGTAGTTAATTCTGTAACTGGTGAAGTACAAATTGGTAATCCAAATATACCAGGATCAGTTTTATCAGTCAACTCATCACTTATCATGGATGGTGGTTGTGGAACTCTTGGCACGACTCAGTTTACTGGTGATGCAAATGCTCAAACAAATGTAATTACTAACATACAGGTTCTAACTTCTGGTAAGACAATTGCTGATATTCAGAAAGGAGATCTTGTCACTGTTATTACAGATGGGTCACCTATAAAGATGACTCAAGATACTGCTGTTGACTTCGTGTTTGGCGGTGCTGTTTACTTAACAGATAAGATCATTGGATCATCATCAATAACTGGTGGTACATTTAAAGCAGAAAGAAATGAGAGAATAACAGCAACTGATGGTGGTAATAATGTAACATTTGATGTTGATACATGCACAGGTACAACAACAATTGGTACACATGCTGGTAGATTTGATCTTAACCTAGCATGGTCAAGTGCTGCTGGAATTCTTACAAATGCTAATTTACCAGCAGCATTAAATGATGATAACATAATTGCGTATAGTTACTATGCAGATCCACAGACAATACAGGGTAATGGTCCTAATACAACTATTGTATCAACTGCAACTGGAGGAGGAGTATTACAGATAACAGTGCAGCAACTTGGAGAAGGAACTGGTAAGTTTGCAGTTGGCGACCTAATTGCTGTAGGACCTCTAACATCATTCTCTAGCAACACTGGTCAACTTGAATTTATGACAATTACTGGTGTCGTTGATGCAACAAATGTGATCACTGTGAACAGAGCACAGGAAGGCACAGTTGAGATGAGTCATCAGGCTGCTGATGTTGTTAGAAGAATTATCAAACATGAGAGACAATCTCTAGTAGTTGATGCTCAGATTAGACAAAGACAACAAGGTGGAGTTCCAACTGACTATCTCTCTGTAATTCTAGAGAGAGGATATATCTCACAATCTAAACTTGATTACAGACAGTGGTTGAGATTTAGAAATACATCTACTGGCACTGAAATTCTCACCATCGTACAAGGCAGATTATATGGTAAGAACCATATGACCATAATGGATGAGCAAATAGGTGATGGTGCTAAGTCATATAGAGAGGGTAGTCTGAATGTCACAGATGCACTAACATTAAGTGGTGGTAACTTCACCATCTTTGATAGTGTCAAACAAACAAAACTATTCCAGTTTGTTAATGATGACGGACATGCTGATCACCAAGGTATATTGTATTGGGATGCTGCTGTTACTGCAAGGGGAGAGATCCGATTATATCCAACATCTTGCCCAGAAAATGTTCTGTTAAGTTTAAACTGTGATCCATCATTCTCAGTTGATAACTCTGGTAATGTAGTTGCTCAGAATTCATTAACAGTCACAGGTACTGCAGTATCTGTTCCTACAAAGGATGATGTATTCTCAGTACAAAATCTTGGAGTTGGTGGTGGTAGTGAGTTCACTGTTAACAGAGATCGTTCAATTGATGCATTTGGATTACAAAACTTCACTACATCAAGTGGTGCAAGACATGCAAGATACTTATCCGCAGCATCACCAGAAGCAGATCTAACATTGATTCCAAATATAGTATACATGGTCAATGTTCAGAATACACAAACATTAATCGTTACATTACCACCAGCACCACAAACAGGTGACATTGTAAGAATGATTGATGTAGGTGGTAACTTGAAGTTTGACACAACATTAGTCGTCAGAACTCCTGAGACTAGTGGCACACCAATACAGGGTGATGCAATAGGAACACTATTTGGAGATAGATTAACTCCATATCCATCTGGTGAACTTGTAGTACAAACTCCAAATGCAGGATTTGCATTAATATATCTTGGTTCAACTGATAGTAATGATCAAATAGGAATCCCAACCAGCGTACAGGGTTGGTGGTTAATGGAGGTATAATAAATGGCAAATTATAATAGGATAAAGGCAGCAAAAGCCAGTCCAGTTGGTACAATCATGCCATGGACTGGTAGTACAAGTTCCTCAGCACTGGTTGCAGATGCCATACCAAATGGATGGATAATATGTAATGGTAATCAACTCAAAGCAAAAGATTATCCAATACTCGCACAGGTACTAGGTAATGAATATGGTCCTACAGTAGAACCAGGTCAACCATTCGTTGGCATATCTAATTCATATCCAAGTTACAATGACGATGATGTCTTTAATTTACCAACACTTAATCAGCAAGTGCCAATGGATTTAGAGGGTAGTCTATTAACAGGTTTAGAATTGAGTGTTGTAGGACAATATATTTCAAAAAATGGATTTGAAGGTAATCAACCATTATCAAATGTGTTGTCATATATTGATGCAGAATTTATAACTAATCCAGAGGCAGAACTATCAGGAAAAATAAAAGGAATTACTTTAGAGGAACCATCATATTTTGATACTATTAGAACTATACCTAGAAAACTAGGTACTGAGCATACTGCAACACATACACATCCAAGACCATCAGATGGAAGTGTTTATCCATCTGTAGAACTAGGTGGTTCTTATGTGGGTTTGTTTGAAGCAGGATTTTTTGAGGCTCAAGGTCAGGAATATTCAACAGGATCAGATTTTGGTTTATCTAATGATGAACCACTAGCAGATAGATTTATAACTGGTGAAGTTTTTTGGACTGCATATGACCCTGCAGCAACATCATTAGTTGATTGTGATAGACATAGACATTTTGGTAATTCATCTGAAGTTATACCATTAGTACCAAGTCTTGATAGAAATATTCCAGCTTATGGACAAACAACTGGTACTGCTGGAACTGGATATGCAGATGATAACTCATGTGTATCACAGGTACAACAGGCAGCAGTTACAGCACCATTCCCACCACCTGGCGTATACTTAGGACAGAAAAACTATTACTCATCAGATCAAGTTCCTTTAGCAAGAAGAAGTGATGGAACAACACCTATAATAGGATCACAAAATGATTATTATGGTGCACCTGATACAGCAGTTGGTAGAGATTTTCCATATCCTACCACATTGAATCATGGTGGTGATGCTTTTACTGATGCAACATTAGGATCACACAATCATTTCACCATTGACATAACAATGACTAATGGACAAATGAATTTGCCTAGCACTATACTCATAAATAATATGACTACTGGAAACATACAACCTATAAATGTTGACAGAGCACTTAGTGTGCAGATCAATCCTAACACACCATCCTTAGTCGTACTGTATATCATCAGAGCATACTAATGGCAGTATTATATTCAAAAGAAAAAGGAAAATTAGGAACTCTTACTGGTTCTATTATAAACTGGTCTAAACAATTAACATCTAATGATCCCTCAGATGTCACATTATATCAGACTCTTCCTGCTGGTTATCTGAGATGTGATGGTTCAGTTTATCTTGCAGAAAACTTTCCAGAACTTGCTGCTATATTGGGCATAGGAACAAATTGTAGATATAAAAAACCAGATACTACATTACTTGATAATCAATTTCAAGTACCAGATCTTAGTGCAAAGTCTACCAAGACATCATTTGGTGCAAACTTAGGAGACTATCAGGATACATATTTGAATAATGACGCAGGACAAGAGATAACAAAATCTGGTGTAGGGTTAGAAGTCAGTAGCAATATAGGTACATCTTTTGAGATACAATATCAAGGTAACTTCTTTTTACCAGCACAAACATTAGAAATTACTGGACAACCAGGTTTTGCTAGATCTAGTGGTAACTATACAGAAGAAACAGAAGTATTACATACAGCATTTCAACCACATGCTCACTTTCATGATGGTAAAAGATCAAGAACTGCATCACCATCAAGTGAGTTTTCTTTATTTGGTAGAAATGCATACGAATCTAAGTCTACATTATGCATCATACCATGGGCAGACAATACTACTCAACCATTATGTAAAGCAGCTGCATCTAAGCAAGTTGCTGCACAAATGCCAAACAGAAACAAATCAAACGGATGTGTAACATTTCCATTTGGTGGTCCTAGTCAGGAAACATATTTCTATTTTGGTGGATGTTGGAATGGTTGTGATTTTGCAAATCAAGGTCAATGTCTTGTACCTGGCGATATTCCTATATTAAATTCAGATGGAAGTGGTACACCAACAGGACAAATATACCAGTTTGGATGTAATTCTAATGGAACTCAGTTAGGATGGCCTATGTATCATCAGGAGGGAAATTCACCACAAACAGGATTTTGTGGAAATATGTTTTATCAAGGTGAAATGACTTGTAGAACAGGACCTCGGTGTAACGCAGGAGGTGCAAACTGTAATGACTATGTTGACACTAAACAACCAGATACTCATGCTCAATTAGCAGCAAACTATACACCAGCCCTTGTGGATAAAGCAACTCAAGTGCCATTTGACTCACGAGCAGATAATCCTGCTTTTGCTGCTCTCAACAATACAGTAACTGATGTTGAAGAGTTTGGTAGAGATTGCATACATAAACATTTTATGCCTTTCAATCAAGACCCACATACATTTAATGTGGTAACAAAACCAACATATATTCCTGCTGATGCAATAACATCTACAATTCAGATAGATGTAAACGAGCAAAACAAGGCAGATGGTTATATACAACCATTCTTAATTCAAGAATTTTTAATTAAATATTAACATGGCAACATATAGGAATTCCTATTCTAATTATTATTCCGATAAGACTGGTAACCATTCTCCTGTCGGATCAATTCTTCCTGTCTTTGCTGATGTAAATCTTGCTGCAAACGGTCCTGAATATACATATCCACAGCATTTATATTGTAATGGACAAACACTGAATATTCGTGACTATCCAGAATTATACAGTATTATACAGAATACTTATGGTGGTTCTCCATCAGTTAATATTACACAGACAAATCAACCTGGTGGATTAAGAAGAGCATGGATTCAAAACAATAAAATGTTTATGAATTTCTATTGGGATTCTAGCAATAATAAGGTAAGTGTAAAAAGACCATATCCATATGGTGCAGTGTTTAGATTTAATAATATAATAACAAATCCATATGGTTCATTTCCAAGTGCTGGTGTATTTAATCAGGAAACATTCTATCAATTAACACAACCAACAGAAGATGTTACAGGTACAGGAGATTTTACAAATGAATTTACATATGAAATAATATTTCCAGATACTGTTGATCTATCAACTCTTACTAACTTGGAGAAAGCAGATTATTTTATAAGATTTGGAGGTAGTACGAGTCAGTTTTGGGGTGGTGCTACCATTTCAAATGGTACTCATCCTGATCTTTTTGTACAAAAATCATTTTCATTATCAGATTTTCCATATAATATTGGAACATTTGCTTTACCAGATTACAGACAGAAAAAAATACTTGGATTTGGTACTGTCAACGGAGCAGGAACAGCAACACCAGAGAATGCAATCAATAATTTTGTTGGACAGACTGGTGGACAATGGTATATTCCTAAAAATACATTAATTGATGGTGGTGAGTTCTTTGTAATTGGTGATGTTAAAAGTACAGGATATAATTCAATTTTAGCAGATGTTGCATCATATCTTACAGGATCTGTCAAGTATCAGGTAGGACCTATGGATGATTATGTTTTTCCATTCCCTCCTACACACAGTCATAGAATATTATCAGTAGAAGTTGATGAGACAAAACAAGTAGAATTGAGTGGTACTCCTGTTGATAAGTTTGCTGTAACTTATATTAATAGTAGAGCAAACATCAATTTATTTGAACCAAATGGATCTGCTGGTGGTGCATTAGGTCACTCACATGGTTTGATTGGTGTACCACTACCAAATGCTCTTACAGCAACATATGGTAATACCAATGGTATTGGAGAAACAGCAGGAACAACTGGTGGTCAACAATATCAATACATGGTATCAGAGTCAGCAACAATCGCTGTTCTTTCTGTAACATATGATTCTAGTAGTGGATTTATAACAGTCAATACAGATGGAAACCATAACTTCTCAGTAGGTGATATTGTAACTGTAAGTAATGCTTCTCCAACAGAATTTACTGGTAACTTTACTATTGTAACAAATGGATTTAGTCTTACTAATTTCAATGTATTACCAAGAGATGGAGAAATACCTGGTACTGCAAATGCTAGTGGTACAAGTATAAATGTTAAATTAGCAAATGGTTATTTTGCTGAGACAGAAATTATAGAACCACCAAGAATATATGTTGTTGATATTAATACAACTGTAGGTGGTAAAGAACAAACATTTGAGATACCAGGTAATACCACTACAATACAAGAAGATACTTTTACTGGAACTGCTGGAACAACTGTAACAAAACCAAATCCAAGTCAAGGAACAATTGCTGGATGTCAGATCAACCTTAAAGCACCTGGCGGTGGTGGTGCGGATAGTGATAATCCTGGCACAAATGGTGGATATGCACAAATTGGTATAACTATTGATGGTACTTTTTATACAGTTAAGGTCACAGGTGGTACTGGTGGAGCATCTGGTGCTGCTGGTGGTGCTGCTGGTGTTGGAGGAACAATTGAAGTACCACAGGCATTGATAGATGACGCTAGAATTAATGTAGGGTGGGTAGATGGTCAAGATGGTCAAGATGGTGGTATGCAAGGTCTTGGTGGTAATGATGTTTTAGGTGGTGGAATGTATGGATCACCTGTTTTATCACAAGGAGCAAATACAACAGGTGGAGTTGGAACAGCACAAACAAAAAGTATTAGTGTATCTAATCCAACGGTAACATATACTGATAACGGATCATGGGCAGTACCAGAGCAAGTATTGAATGAAACAAGTAGAACCATTGAGATTGAAATATCTGGTGGTGGAGGTGGTAGTGGTAATGGTAATGCTAACTCTAATTGTAATGGATTCTGGCCACTTTGGAATGGATCAACAGGTTGGCCAAAAACAGCAGACGGTAGAGGAGGTGGACTTGGTGGTGTAGGTGGTAGAGGTCAAAGAATAATTGGAACTTTCACTGCTGCTGGTGGAACATTAAACTGGGAACTAGGTAATGGTGGTGGATCTGGTTATAACAGAAGATCAGGAACATCTGGTGCGGGAACAGTAGGTAATGACCCTGCTACAGGACAACCATGGGGACCTCCATGGCCAGGTGGTGTTGGTACAGGAAATGAACCAGGAATTGTATCTGGTGTATCTGGTGCTACTGGAACTTTATCTGGTGCTGGTGGTTATGGTGCATGGGGAAATGGTGGTACTGGTGGTTCTGGCGGTAGTGTCTCAGGTATATTCTACAATGGAATCCTATTCGCTGGTGCTGGCGGTGGTGGTGCTGGTGGTGGATCAGGTGGTGGTAACAACGGTGGTTCTGCCAATGATGGTTGCTATCCTGGTGGTGACGCAGTAGGATCTGTAAATGCACTTCTTACAATTAACGGACCTATAGATTTCGCTACTGGTAAAAGTGGTAGTGGTGGAAGTTGCTCTGCTGGTGGTGGCGGTGGCGGTGGTGCTGGATGTGGTCTTATTACTGAAGATAACGCAGGATCAGGAGGAACAGCAGGAGACGGTCACGGTGGTAACGGTGGTGGATCTGGTGGAGGAGCTGGTACTTCTGCAGTCAGAGCAGGATATTTTACTAGTGTAGTCCTAGACTCAAATGGTTCATTACCAACAGATAAAGGATATGTAAAAATACAATATTCATATAGTCAGGATTATTGGGATAATGTTGGTGGTGCTGGTGGACAGGGTGCCACTGCTTCTATATCATTTGGAGCAGGGATAGAAACAGATGTTGTTGTATCATTACAAGCACCTGGTCAAGGTGGTGGAATAGGAACTGATGGTGGTGGTGGAGAGATATATGTAAGATATTTTGCTAAAGAATCAGGAACTACGGTGCCAGGTGGAACTTCAACACCACAAGGAACATATTATGAGGGAGATGCCGATGGAAATCCTGTTGGTGCACCTCAATCAGGAAATGTATGGTTATCATCAACAGATCCTGGCATCAAAGAGAGAAATTTTGGACAAGGAACTGGAAATGACACTGGTTTTGCTGGATCATCCTCAAGTATACCAAACAACACAGCAAATAAAATATTAAAGTACATAGAATTTACAGGTGCTGCTTCAGATGCTGCTGGAAAAAGACAGTTAGAGGTAGGAACATTTGATCTTACAGATTGCAATACCATAGCATTTACTATTATTAGAGGTAGTGGACAAAATGGTGGAGAAACTCCAACCCAAGCACTAAATTTATTCTATAAGAAAGGAACGTCTAATAATACTACATTGTTTAGTCAGATATTGTTGGCAGCTGATACTAATCCAGCATGGCAGAGAGTAGATTTAAGTATCCCAGAAGGAGATTCAATGAGAGCAACAGACGTAACCTTAGTTATAGAACAAGATAGAGGACCTACATATCAGTCTGCAGCAGCAACTGATGATAATTATGGACTAGGTGCTATTTCATTCTTCTATGATTCTTCAGTTCAACAAACATTTATATCTACTGGTGGTGCTACGTTAGCAGGAAACATAGACGAGGGTGGTCTACCATTAGATGGATCACTGGATACTGGTATTAATGAAGTAAGAAGAGAAGTAACAGCACAACAAGCAGGAGTTGTAACTACAGATGGTACATTTACAATGTCATCATCTACACCTATAACTACGACTGCAATTGTGACTGCAGAGAATAACATTCCTCTCATAACTAAATACCATAGGGTAAAGTATTTAATTAAGGCACTATAAATGGCAACTATAGCATCACCAGCAGAAACATCACTATACTTGAATGCCTTTGACAAGACCATTCAATTTGAAGGTATCATGAAAACTATAGATGATGATTATTGGGCTAGCGATATAGTTCCAATATTATATCCTCTATGGGATTCTGACAAGGATAAATTAGAATTATTCGTAAAATATAAAGATGATACCGTCAAAATGAATAAGACTAAGTATCAGAGAAATCAGAAGACTGGAGTATATAAATGGGTATCATATCAATTTGATCTATCACCATTTCCAACAGAAATTTCAGACATGTCTACCAAAATTATTGAGAAGTGGACAGAGTATAGACAAGGACAAGAGAACGATTTAGAAAGAAATCTCGCAGGACATTTCGCAAAGACATCAATATTAAACTGGACTAAAGTTAAATTAATTAGAAACTTCTTGTTAATGGACAGTGACTGGACACAACTTGGTGATGCACCTTGTTCTGATGCAGAAAAAGCAAGATGGGTAGCATATAGAAAGAAACTAAGAGATATACCAGCAGATCATGCAACAATGTCTGCTAACTCAGTGCCATTTCCTATGACACCACCAAAATGGGCTGCTCTTGCTGATGGTGAAGAATATCTTAATGCTACATCACACTTCTTTACCATACCACAGTCAGTATACAGTAAGTTCTCAACCAGAATTGTAAACTATCTTGCAATGGCAATAGGAACAACAAATATTGATGGGATGGACGTTACTAAAATTGATGTACCAAAGAATGTTCAGACATCACTTGTATCTGAACTTGATGAAATACTTGACTTAATTGACAAAGGAGAAATCTAATGCCACTAATATCATTAAATCCAAAATCTAAAGAAATGTTAGTTGCTGATTATGCAAAGGCAACTGACAAATTTGTTGTAGTGATTGATAACAGCAAATATAATACATTATCAGCAGATAAGAAAGCAACTGTACTTGCATATTATACAGATATACTACCAGAAGCAGAGATTGACAGGATATTTGAGTTAGAAGACATATATTATTATTTTGTGACAGAACTACAAGCAACAGATATTTGTTTTGATTGGTTCCCACAACCACAGAATTTACCAGACGCAGATCATTACATAAGAGCATACGTCATAAAACCAGATGGTACAATACCATACGAGAACGCAGATCCTACACCACCAGGTTGACAATTAAACAATATATGATATAATAACAGCAGTTGCACAATCATATATTGAACATTCCCCAGAAACACGAGTTGTTGCACTTGCAAATGCAAGCAATGTTGCGAGAGCACAATATTCCAAATTTAAAGTATCTAGGGCAACGTGAATATACCACACAATATCAAGGACATCCTGAGTTTCATGGACAAATGATGCATTGGTATTGGTTGGAAAACGATGGTAATCCAGTTGAAGTACCAGTGTGTGATTTTATAACAATTGATGGAGTTGAGGAAGATGACTAAATTAATGAGAAAACGTGAGAAGATCAGAGCACAAATGAAATCTAGATTTTATTATATGTTCTGGGGTGCAGCAACAGTTGCTGTTGTAAGTGGACAACTATATGTGGGTACATCATATCGTGTGATGGCAAGATCAATGAACAGATGGTTTGATGAAACTATTGATATTATAACCACACCAATAAAACCTAGAACTGGCACTCCTGTAATACCTGACAGAGGTGGATATTATATGCCAGTTCCAACTCCAGAAGATTATGGCATGACCATTATACAATGATACATGAGTTTGATGCTCCATTTATATTTTGGACTAAGGTTATTAATCATAAACAGATTAAAGATACCATAGTACCTATTATAAAAACAATATCAAAGAATGATACATCAACTGTGACAGTAGATGGGTCAACCACAACATATTATCATCAAAAGTATAGTTACTTTACAAATGACATGCTAGAGGATATAATATGGAAACCTCTAGAACAATTGCATGAAGAAAAGAATATCTCTAAACCACAGGGATATAACTTAGATGCACTATGGTGGAACAATTATACATCTGGTGGACGAACCAAGGTTCATAAGCACGAGAGAGCAGATTGGTCTGGCATATATCTATTACATTTAGAGGAACCAAACACAACTACATTCTATTCACAGTATGGTGGATCACCAAACACTGGTTACATGAATCAGTTAAAGGTTATGGATGATGTCACAGAGGGACATGTTATGATATTTCCATCGTTCATGCAACACTGTGCTGATATATGTACAACAAATAGAATAATAGTTTCATTTGATGTCATATCTCATTATGAGAGATCACCTCTCACAATTCTTAATTAAATAGTAAAAAACCATGAAGGACCAAGCATCAATAGGAAAAGAGTCTTCTTCTATCAAATATGATAGAGCACTGTCTCTATTCACAGAGTCAGTAATGAAACCCGATCATGATCTACGTGGTTGTGCACACAATCAAGGTTGTTATGATGAATTGTTAGAGATACGAAAGCATGTACTTGAATATCTTAAAACCCTCAAAGAAGTCACACATCACACAAATGCTGATGAATCTGATATAATAGAGAGTGAGAAACTCATGGAAGCAAAGTATGTCACACCACACGACAAAACAATGCAGTTCATGCGTGATACTATACCAAATAGATACTAATGAAAACAGAGAAGGAGAGAATGCTCTCAGCACTCGTACATATCAATGATGTACAAACTCTTATTAAAGACAATCAGTTTGAAAAGTATTTACAAGATCACCTTATTGTTGTAGAATATGAACTACAACGTCAATTATCACTAATTAACGCAGATGAAAGAAGAAGAATTCAAATCGGCAATCCAGAATATGCTGATGATGCAGAACAACAACGATCAGAATTTTCAGATCCTACAACACCAAATAGATAATATACAGAAACAACTTACAGATCTAAATGATTTGAAAGAGATGTTTAGATTACCTAAACCAGAAAACAAAAACCGTAAACCATTTGATACTGATGATTCTGACACAAGCAATGATTGATGAGATCCAAGAGTTGATGAACCATACCAAGAAGGATGGTACAACAAATTGGATAGATGGTGATGACATCAAGATTAGTCTAGCAGGGACATTTGCTGCTGATAGATTTATCGTCATTGCTAATGAATCAAAGAAACCATGGGTTCCTGCTAATCCACACCCTAGATATGACTATGAAAAGAAACAATTCATAGAAAATGAAACTAAGTGATTTACAATTACTTCAACCAATAGTATGTGATGGTGTTGTTGGTTACATCAATTTTGTATGTGAAGAGTATGTCACCATGACATTCATGGATAATCCTTTACCCAAATCAATGAACAGTAGATGGGGAAGGCATCAAGTAGCAATGTGTATATATCCGCAGGACTTACCCAAGGTACGAACACATCTTACGGAAAAAGAGTTAGAACATCCAGTACTACACCGTACCAGTGATGCTCTATCAAATGATCATAGACGGAATAACAAGAAATTTGACCCTAGTAGACCAGAACCAGAGCGTAATAGTAGATCAAATCCGTATTGATAGAGTGGACAGTTAAGAAACTGTAACAATTCCCCCCACATGGGTATTTTTGTGTGTATAATAGTAATAGGAAAACAAACCAACATAAGACTTTCAAGGTTGCGTTCATTCGTATTTAATTTGAACTTAAGCAGTTGCGTTTTGTTTTCCTCCACCTATTACATTATGTGCCATGAAACCAAACTTATATGAGCAAATGTTTGAGACATTACAATCAGAAGACTTTGGTAGAACATTCTGGTTAGATAAGCAAGGTGATTTATGCTCTGCTCCTACATTTAATAATGGAGATACAGACTACGATCAGTGGGATTATGTATCTGAGTGGACAGAACTAGAGGAGATAGTTGACCTAGGCAAACTATTTGACATACATAGACACCTAGTACAAAATCAAGTAAAAAATCAATTGGAGACAGTTTAACATGGAAGTTGTAATCACACCTGACGAGACCACTATTGATATGTCTATACTATCAGACACGGAACTCACTCATCTAATGGATTTAATGATGGAAGATACTAGAGAGTATAGTTATGCTGATGAGACAATGAATAGAAAGATATACAGTAAACTACATAGAATGAAAGAGAGTAGACAGTCAAATTAGTGTCACAAGAGTGGCAGACAAATCCTATATTTACAGACTATAATAAGTATATACACAAAGGAGCACCACTCATGACAAACACAGCACTATTCATTCAAGCAAGAGCAGAAGTAGAAGCACATGCACAGACACTATGTGATACACTAGAGGAGAACTTCAAGCAAGATTCTCTTGATACATACAGAAGAATGCAGATGGAACAGTACAGCATCTATGCAGCAAAGAGAATAGAGGAGATTGAGAACGGTACTGCTAACCTATACAAGTTTGTTGTACAGAAAGGACGTAAGTATCTTAAGATCATCAACCAACAGTATGATGACATGGGTCCTAATCCATCATATGAGTACAGAGATGGTTCAGTACATGCATTTATTGATAGAGAGACAGGTGATGTGTATAAACCAGCAGGATGGGCAAAACCAGCAAAGCACGTACGTTACAATCTATTAGAGAGAAAGGATAGAGAGTTCTTATTTGATTACAAAAACGTAGGATGGGCAGGAGGTTACCTCTACATGAGGTAATCCACCCACTTGACATCATATAAATTATGATGTACAATAATTCTAAGTCTCTTACCTGACATGAAACAAAACGTACTAACAGACTACATACAGAGTTTGATTAAACCATTACCTAATCATTACTCTCGTGGTCTGTACACAATGAGGATTAGTCCTAATCCTACACTAGATGATGATGGAATGCAGAGATACTGGCGAGTGTATAAGAAGTTTCCGAACGACTTTGCGGGTGCCCTTAATCGTATGATTCCGAAAGACGTTGATTTTATAAGTTATGACCACCTATCAAACAAACTTACACTATTCAAAAAATGAACAAAGAACAAGAAGTTGCTAGATTATCCGAGATCAGAGATAATCAATGTGATACTATCATTGACAGGTTTAGACAGTTGATGTCGGAGGAGCGTATCAATGATGCTATGGCACTTGCGGATGAATTCTTTGAGTGGTTACATCCCGACATGGCAGACAAGGAACAGACAGTTTACTCACATGAATCAGAACTCAGACGAGCATACCTCAAACTCACAGAAGGTTGATGAGAGTCTGAGGGCACTCATCATGGACTATATCAACGCACAGAACAGCGGAGATGAAGCAAAAGCAGAGGTTATACTGCATAACATCAATGAGATGAGGAGGTTATGTGATGGGTGTTAATTGCTTATGTGCATTCCCTACACCCATCATTACTCTTGACTTGGTGTATTACGATAAGTTTCGTGATGCATTGATAGAACACATCTATGATACACAATCAAAAACACGAAGTGCACTGAAGAGTAACAACGGAGGATGGCAGAGTCCACCAGTGCAACTCCCACATGAGTTCGGTAAGCACATATTCTCTAACGTCAACACATATGGACTAGAACAGTTCCTAGGAGAGCGATGGACATGTCAGGTAGGGAATCTGTGGTACAACGTAAACCCCACAGGTGCATCAAACGATAGGCATACGCATCCTGGTTGTGATCTGGCGGGTGTATTCTACGTTAAGATACCAGAAGGAGAGAGTGGTGACCTAGAACTAGAGAATCCAAATCACTTTTCACAATTCCATATGTTAAATACATTGGAGGATGGTCTGAAGGATAAGACTAAATGCTCACATTCACTATGGTTTCCACCAGAAGAAGGCATCACAGTTATATTCCCATCTAACATTATACACAGAGTGTTGACAAACAAAACAAAAGAGGATAGAATAAGTATATCATGGAACATGAAAATCGTGGAGAAGTAAACAATGCCAAGGACAACCAAAGCACTGAAGAGGAACGTGGAGTCATTGACATCTACAAAGAGATCACGAAAGCAATCAACGACATCATCAAAGAAGAGAACCCAAACAACAAGGGACAAGACAACCTTGAAGACTACTACAACTCAGAGAGCGAAGGTAGGGACATCAAAGGCGAAGTCTAGTACAGCAATCACAATCATACAATCACGAAAGAAAGACATGTTCCCACACATGGGTATCATACATAAGTTTCCATATCATTTTGAACCAATGCCAGAGATAGCAGATAGATTAAACAAGGCATGGTTTGATGAGCATTTTGGTGAAGAACGTATGAAAGATCACATCAGAAGATATAAACTAAAGTCTCATCAGTATAAGGCATATGTGAACTATTGGTGGTTACAAGACAAGAAGAAGAGGTCAGAATCATGAACGAAGAGGACTTCAAAAGAGAGATGAAAGAACAGCAGGATGAGTTGGAATTTTGGTATGATGATGTACCTGAGAGTCCTATTGAGGTAGACTATGTGACCCATGAATAAGTGTACCTAAAGTGTGTATAGGATAGTATCCTTCCGCACTAGTGATACCAAGGGTTTTAGAGGTACACATGTGAAGTGTGTGTAAATGATTACAAAAGGTTAATTAAATATAGGTAAGGTGCTCTCACGAAGTGGTCTTAGGCTCCTATGTATCAGATGTCAAGTGTGGATATCTTTATGTCCCGAAACCCACAAAAACCCACAAAAACACTTCGTGGCATGTTACAATTAGTACAGAAAGACAGAAAAGTCAAAAACTCAGAAGTTTGACTTTTTATAAAATCTTAAAAACTCGTTTTTTTGTCTTTTTAAGTTTTTTAAGAAAGTTAAAAAACTCCTTTTTTGACTTTTTTCAATTTTTATAAAAACCACTGCGTGTATGTTTGTGAAATCTTATGAAAACCTCAGTAGTTCAGCTATTTTTGGGGTTAAATGTGATAAAAATGTAATAAATGTTACATATCAGAGTAATATAGACAAGAGTTATGCATTTGACTGCAAAAACGTGTCAGAATTCACTCAAAAACT